ATGGAGCAGGCATTTCAAAACGGGCAGCCGGAACAAAGAGCGAAACCGTTCAAAATGTTTAAAAAACGCTCAATGACAAGTATCGCAAGTTACCAAGTCAGCCCTCATACCGCCAGAATTTTCAAAGAAAACGAACGGCTGATTGACAAGTATAAACAAAAAAAAGCTTGATTACACTAAGGACAGGAGACACGGCTCTTGTCCTTATTCCTTTTTTCCTTATATTTCATATAATAAAATCAACAAAGAGATGCGACAGGTGATGATGTGAAGAAAATTGTAAGGCGTGTAAAGTTTGTGGATTACGGACGGTTCGGGCTTTCCGCTTATTCGCTGAGGATGCGGGCGAGGAGTCTCGGGCTATTGAACCGATTAAAAAAGAAGAAAGGCTGAATCCCGTAATGTGATCGGGACCCAGCCTTTTATTTTTTAAAGCTGCATCAGAATTTTCGCTTTTACAGCGGGACCGTAGATGCCGTCAGACGGCAGTCCGTTTACAGATTGGAATCGGGCCACGGCATTTGCGGTTTTCGGTCCGTAGATGCCGTCAATGCCGTTATTGACAGCTCCTTTTTCAGGGTAAAAATAAAGCGCGGCGAGCGCGTTTTGCACCTGGTATACTTTTTCACCGGATGTGTACGGCTCTGTCAGCTGAATCACCTCATCAGGAAGAGGATACAGTGCTTCAACCGGCGGGCTGACAAACAGCACTTGTCCGACTTTAATCAGGTTCGGGTCTGCGATGTTATTCCATTTCTGCAGATCAGCCACGCTGACGCCGAATTTTCGCGCGATGGCCGACAGCGTATCTCCTTTTTGAACAGTATACGTCTGTCTTTCCTCAGAACCGATTCCCGCTTTAAATTCGTCCCATGTATCCAACAGTCTTCTCGGGCAAAGCTTTCCTGACCAATGTTTGTGCGCAACGACATTTGAAAGCGGGATGCCGTGCGACGTCATTAATGTGCGGATGAGCCATTGGGCGTTTGCCACGGCCTTTGAAAAGTTGCCGTCGGCGTTTTCACAAATTTCAATACCGATAGATTTGCGGTTGCCGTCCCCGTTTCCGTCTCCGGCATGCCAGCCGCTTTCGTTGAGCGGAAGATGCTGATAAATTTCTGTATCATCGACTGTGAAATGCCAGCTTGTCGGCGTATCGGGGTTTTTCACATAGTTTGCGTGACTTTTGGCGTTAGCGCCGGCTGCGGTATTGGCCGTATTGTGCACCGTAATGTAAATCGGTGTCATTGCATAGCCGGGGCGGTTATTGTTTCCTGCAGGGATAAAATCCTGTGTGATTTTCACCATGTTCTCATCTCTCCTATTTCGATAAATTGTTTATTTTTAATAAAGCCTGCTGTTTTTTCCCTTTTGCTGTGACGTAATTGTTTTTAAACCAGGCTGCGGCTGTCGTTACGATCGTAAAAACGGCCGACCCGGCGGCATACAGTGTATCTGCAAGCTGGCTGACCTGGTCCTCCTGAATATCAAGCGGCGATTTGCCGAACATCAGCAAAGTCTGGTTTAATAAAGCAAGCAAAAGAAGCACCGTCCTGACGACCGTGCCTTTGTCCGCGAATTTCATATCGGTTTCCCCCTTACTTTTGCAGCAGATTGTACATGATGGCGATGGCTCCGCCAATGACGCCCGTGCAGATTGCTGTCACGATCGCTCCTGTAATGGTCCGCTTAATCCATGTTGTGTTTTCGTCAATTTTGTTCAGTTTTTCATTCAGCGTCATGATTTGCTGATCCTGCCGGTCGGATACCCGCTCTAATGCGGCCACCCGCTGTTCAAGCACCTTTTGTTCACCTTTGATGCCAGCGAATTCTTTTTGCACCGCTTGTTCATCCAGAAGCACTTCTGCTCCCCCCTCTTACATTGTTCTCACCTCCCTTCGGAAGCTTCATTCTTAAGAAAATGCCGTGCCTTTGACAGACAGGCTGCCACCGGAAATGCTCTTGATTTCCATGACGATTTCTTTAAAGCCGGCAATATCAAATAACCACACTTCTTCTGTGCCTGACGTGCCGGCGGCTGGGGTTCCGTCGTCAGATCTGATTCCCCTGATCGGCACATTTTTCCCCGAGATAGACCTTCCCCAAAACGCGACATGGCTCGACTCAGCCGTGCCGGTGATTTCGACGAGCAGTTTTTTCTCCTTATTTACAGAAAAAACAGCTCCTTCGGCGGTGCTTTCGGTCTGATGATGAAAAACAAAGTCGCTCTGGCTTTGATTAATGTCTACAGGTAAGGGCTTTGTTTTTTGCAATTGAATATCGATTTCTCCCGCACCAAGTGATTGATAAAGGACAAATTCAGATTGCTGCAAATTCCCGTTCACATATCGGAAACGATAATACCTTTTAGTAAGATACACCCATTTAGACGCAGAAAGCTCACCCGGAGCAACCTCAATTGCTGCAGTGGTTGACCATGAAAAGTTATTGTCACTTTCTTCAATAAACAGCGTGCCTCCGCGATCAGCATAGGCAAATCCTTTTACTTTAGAAATAAGCACTGCACCAAGGCGATCCTGTCCGTATTGATTGTAGACCTCTGTCGCTTTCAGAACCGAGTTAGTTAACAGCTCGGCCACGCCCGATAAATGAGATACAGGTGTTACAAAATCTGTTTTTTCTCCTCTGTAAGGCTTTACAGCACCTGCTTTTCCGCTCCGGTCTGCCGGAAACTCATATTGATATTTCACGATCATCATCCTCCTTTTTCTGTTTATTTCAAAAAAAACCAAAATAAAAAAGCCTTACATGGCTTTACCTGTGATCTCCTCATATTGATCGGACGATATCAGAGACTGACGAACCCCTTCTTGCAGATCTTCTATCGAACAGTCTTTATAACGCAAAGCTTGTTTAACCATATCTGTCGTCGCCCACTGATAATGAAGCGCCAGCACCCAAAAATTCATTATGCATTTTCTCCTTTCAATGATAAAAGTGTAAGCTTAACGTCTGACAGTGCATTTCCGAGCTTTCCGTTCAGCTCTTCCAGCTGCTTGCGCGCAAGTTTTTCCTTTGACAGCTCCTGTGCAAGCATTTCTATTTGATCAGCCGGCTCATATGGCGGATTTTTTTGCAGTTCCTCCCACCACGCCTCAAGCTGTTCTTTAGTAGGTATGGGAGCGTTGAGGTTCCATTGAGCTATATATGACGAAGTACCGTTCCCGTCATTTTGAACAATGAAGTCTTTAGTGGGATCTGATTTTGGATATTGATATAGAATTGCTTTCCCTATATTCATTATTTCCTCCCTGAGTTGCGTTAGTCTACTCTCGGATAGTTCAGTCCTCCGATTTCCTGTATATCAAAAAAATTAAACATCCCTTTTTGATCAGCTACACCTCTTTTCAGAGACATATCTCCTCCATAGTTGCAATAACAATAAATCTCTAAGTAATCACCTTTATTCATCGGGACTGTTGCATTGCCATTTAAGGATACATTCATTTCTGTTGAACTATTGTTGAAGTACCCCCTCAGATGATCAAGATTTTTATAATGCGTCCCATTTAAATATACCTTCACAAGAAAGTTAATATATGACGGATAATTAATCATATAAAGTCCGGTTCCAACCATATACATACCATCATTCGGGGCTATAAACCTATTATTATTTATATCAAACGCATTGTGGCTGTCCTTTATTTTTCTGTTAAATTTAATTTTCGTATGCTCAGTGCTGTCTAAATATTGAACACCAGTCGTTCCAATGTTAGCATGGGCAAACCCTGAAATTTTACTCCATCTTGTCCATCCTGAACCACTCCACCAATGTCGTAACCATACCCCCGTACTATTGAAATAAGTACCGGATTCATTACCCGTCCCATAAAAATATTGTGCGAATCTATAGTCGGAATATCTCTCGTTTTTTACTACTCCATAGGTAAGCGGATAACCAGTGGTGTTCCCTTGCCCTATATCCATCATCGTAATTCCCTTAGGATATTCATCGCCACCTGTTCTTGCATCAGTTATCGCGTTTGATCCAGTAATAATAGTGAGCCTATCATTTGAATAATTTTCTTGAACAAAGGATTTCGCTTCAAAAAGAGCTTTGTCTGCTTTTTTCTGGGATTCCGTTTCAGTCTCAATCTTATTCCATCCTTTAAACAAGCCGTCTGTATGAATGGTTGCCATCCAAAAGGTTCCGTCATAACTTTTGGATGCTAATATAGTTTTTCGGCCTCCATTGCCTGTTTCAATAACATCATAGTTATACCAAGACGCATCTCCTGCAACAGGATTATTTGTTACCACATTTCCTACTGCAAAATAGAGGCCAGTGGGCAATGTTAATAAATCAGTACCATCGGGGATCTTAGTTCGGAAGCCTTGGGCATCAGTTAATTTATATAACTGTGCATTATTCCATTTGTCCTTATCGGATTTTGTTACGTGAATATCTGTTTTATTAGCATGGGCATCTATCTTTGATTGCACATCAGTTGTAGACTCTATAGGATACCAATTGATTGCTGTTTGATTAGAGTTATAGTAAAACCACCATGCGTTACCCTTCACATCTACGGCATAACCATTACCTATTCCCGGCTGCCCCACTAATTGCATGCCGCGTAAGCTTGTATCTGATGGGTTGTCTGTTACTGCGTTGGTTCCGTAAAAAGTTACAGAACCAACGTCTTTTAACGAGTCATAAAACGAGCCGGAAGTTAAATTGATTTTTTGAGTGCCGTTATCGGCGGTGATTTTAAACAGCTGCCCGTCATTCCACTTCTGGCGCTCTTCCTTCGTCACATGCCGGTCCTGATCTTGATGGTGCTGGTCGAAATCTTTTTTTGCTGCCTGCTGGACGTTATCCACGTTTCCGAGGCCGATTTGCGCCTTTGTCGTTTTGTGCGGGTTGTTCATGTCATTTTTATGGGCCGCCAGATCCGTGTGTGCGTCTTTTATGCCTTTTTCCCAGCGGTTGACGTCATCTTCGTTAATCGGATCGTCCGGGAGCCAGTCTGTTTTTTCTTCGTAAGCCATCGTTACACCACCTCAAAAGTAAATCTTAAATCAAGCGTTCTGTTATTGCTGAGGTCCAAATTTGTTTTTCGTTCTGTGATGATGCTCCCTGTTTCGTCAAGCATCTGCACGGTTTCAATATGTTTAATGTCTTCTTCCCTGCGTGTGAGAACGGTGACTGCGGCATCTTTTACAGAAATGTCCGCAATCGGTGTTTCTTTGCCGTTTAACAGCACTTTTGTGATCCTGTTTTTCAAATCGGCTGCGGCACGCTGTCTATATGCGGCTGATATCATGGTAAGACCACCTCGTTATTGTTGAGTGTGACGGAATAACCGACCTTCAGTTCGCTGACTTTTCGGTATCTCCGATTGTTGAGAATGACCCGGTCTTTGATTTCCAGTGTTTCGTTTAATGCGGCTCTGAGTGTATACGCCAAATGAGCGGGTTTGATTTTTTCAAGCGTTTCAATCAGGTCGTTCATGTGCTGCAGGTCATCAAGCTCCATATCGGCATAAAAACGATATTCCCCCGGAAACATCCGAACGTAAGCTGACGGATGTTTTAAAAAACGGTTTAGCGCCTGCTCAATCGCTTGATGGGTAATGGGCGGAATATTCGACATCTTCGAGATCAGCCTGAGCCGTCTCATGTCTTCCGTGTCACCTGACTCCCGCGGTATTTTTAATATTTTTTCCCAGCGGTCAAGCCCCCACGTCGCCGTCGTAATAAAAAGCTGGTCTGTCAAATCGAAAATATCGTTATTCTGCCGCTCAAACTCGGGAGCTTCCGCCTCAAGAATTTCCGCCATCTCTTTTAATTGAGTTAAAAACGGCGGGAGGTATGCCGTCATCTCATCGAGTCTGCTCAAGGATTGTCACCTCTTTGAGTTTAGGAATTTCCACATCACTGAGCACAAGATTTTCCGCCGCACCGTTCATTTTGATATCTGCGTAGTCACTGACGGATGCCGCGTTATAAACGATGTTGTTAATTTGTGATAAGCGGACGGTGTTTTCTTCGAAGGCCATTTTCTTAAATAAATTCAGGATGCCTTTTTCAATCTCCGCTTTCACGTCATCGATCGAGCTGTTCAGCTCAGGCAGCACGGAAGCGGAGATTTCAATCTCTTTCCATACCGCGCTTTCCACTGTTACTGCAGCTCCGATCGGCGCCTGGCCTTCTCCCTGGCCTTCATCGGGATCAATATAATCCTTTACTTTCTTGATCAGAATATCTGATGCCGGTTCCAAATTCGCATTTGTGATGACAACTTTCACCGTTCCGTCTCCGTTCCAAAGCGGGAAGATTTTCGCTCTGCCGACACCGTCCACTTCTTCAGCCCACTGTTTATAATGCTGTTTATTTGCGCTGACTGCCTCCCGGCGGACTCGGGTAAAATATCGTGTCCTTAAGCTGCTGTCATCTTCTTCCTCACGGCCGGGAATTAATATATCGCCCATGACCGCTTTCTCAAGCCCGGGAATCGTATCAAGCGGCAGCAGATTTTGACCTGTAATGCCGGCATTCCCCGCTTCTCCGGCCGTTTCACATTCGAGCGTTCCATCCTCCGTATATTGAAAATACAGGTTATCGACGAAAAAACGGGAGCCTGTCGGAATGGTGATGCCCGCTGTGAATTCTCCGGCTCTGACCGCTTTTGTGGCAGGTGTTCGTTCAATTCCCGCTTCGGCAGCCCGCCTGTCCAAAAATTCTCCTTGAGCCGTATCGGAAAAAACAAGCTCCAGCACGGTATCAAGCCAAATATAAGACTTTGCGAGCTCAGCGGCCGCAGGCGCGAGCGCATTGTAAATGACGCTTCCTTCTCTCGTATCAATATCCGCCGTAATGCGCGCCAGCATTCTGTCCATAATGCCGTCAAACGTCTGAGCTTCAAACATCCTCTCCCAGCACCTCCTCTATCTCAAGCATGCCCTCATCCGCTTCAACGGTAAAAGAGACGATGAAGGCATCATCTTTTTTCTCAATCTCAAAATTGGCAACAGCCAAAATCCGGTCATCATACAGCAAGGCTTCTTCTATCAGTCTTGGAATCTCCATTTTTTTATAAGCATCCGTCGTGTTCTGATCAGAAAGCACTTCCTGCAGTTCATTCCCGATATCATGGCTGAAAACCGAATATGAATACCGTTCTGTGTGAAGAGCGATATAGACGAATTGTCTGATGGCGTCCAGTCCGTTTATCAGTTCATTGGTAATCCGGTTGTTTTCAAAATCAATTCGGTAGGTTTGTGAAGTTTCAATGGCCTCACTCGCATCCTCCAAATCTTCAAATTCGATTTCCGGTGTCAGGGCCATTGCACCCGCTCCTTTTTGATTTGTTCATGTGAAAAAGCCCTCTTCAGAAAATGAAGCGGCTTTAACAGGCTGATATCTTTAATACATTTCTGTCCAGACGGATGAATTTTCAAAGTCACACTCCCGGCATTCATCGAATGCGGTTAGATTTTATCCAGCACAAAAAAGGACTGTCCTCCTGTTAATGCGGCGGTCATCACCCGGTCTCCTGCCTGAAGCTGATCATCTTCCCCGGATTTCAGCCGCTTCGGCACAATGAGTGCATCAGACGGAATCAAAAGTTTGTCGTGATCTTTCAGCTTCAGCTCGAGCGGCGAAACCGAGGTCACTTCGGCCGTCATCAGCTCAACCGGCGCTTCGGCGTCTACCGCCCCGACGGCTAAATGTTTAATGGCATCGCTTAATCTCATCAGGATGTCCCCTCCGGAAGTGAATTTTTCTCCGTGACATCAATCGTCATGGTATGCTTTGTTCCTTGGAATTCATGGCGGTCCGTATCTACATAATAGGTTTTCTTCAGTCCGATTTCCGGAATTGAGATATAGACCGGCAATCCGCTTTCCAACCCCGGAATACCGATCGCCTGTATATTTTTCAGCTCTTTCTTAACGCCTTTTTTCTCAGCCTGCTTCACTTTTACGCGCTGTTTCAGCTGGACTTCGTTAATGTCGTCAGAAACCGTTTCGGTATACTGTAAAACGCCGAATGTTTTCATGCCCGCGCTGTCTGACGCGGAAGCTTTCACGGTTTTATCGTCTTTTTGCAGCCGCATGACGACACGGGTTGCGGTATCATCAATTGAGGTGCTGTATTGATACCCTGTAATATTAACTCCTGTTTCCAGCACCCAAATGTCAGACGGGTCCGGCCATTCACGCAAGCCGAGTCTGCCTTTTTCTGAATAGAGCTGATAATTGCGGCCCGTCTGGCTTTTTGTCTGTTTTAACGCTTTTAACATCATATCGTAAAGGCTTGTATCATTTTTGAAAACGAGTGATTTAATGGTATGCCCTGTGTTGGCAATGGATGTCACGGGAATTTGAAAATCGCTGGCGATCCTTTTTAATATTTGATCGGCGCGCTTGTTGGAAAACACATAAACGTCCTGGTTTTTCACAAGGTATTGGAGCATATCGTATGCGGTGAAGGCGACGGTATGCTCATCCGGCGTTCTTGCAAAGACAATGCCGCGGAACAGCTCTTTTCCGTTCCATTTGAACAAAACCGTATCCCCTTCTGATACGCCGTAATACGTCTGGCTGCCCTGCTTTACGACAATTGTCGCTTCGATGGAGCGGGGCGCCTGATATCTGTGTCCTTCCAGCGTTACGCTTTCTGTGACAAGCTCGAGCCACTCCGTTTCTTTTATGACAAATAGTTCAATCATCTTTTCACCCGTTTCATTGCGGTATCTTCAGCTTCTGCCCCGGGAAGATCCAATGCCCCGGCTGCCGGATATTCCGTTTGCTTCGCTTAATCATGGCGGTTTTGTTCGCGTTCCAGATTTTCCGCCACTCCGTGTGGTTTCCGTAAAACTTGCCGGCGATGTCCCAAAGCGTATCCCCTTTTTTGACGGTATATGTTTTGGGTGAAGCTTTGGATGGGCGCTTCGCTTTCGTTTTTTTCTTTTGTTTGATTTTTCTTGGCGAAGCGGTTTTATATTCTTTCAGTACGATATCAAAATTCCGGTCGCCGATTTCATTGTCACCTTCGCTGTAATTGAAACTTTCAATACTGCATGTGACATTGATTTTTGTCCCTGTAATTAAAAACTGGACGGGTTTTTTCGCTTTCATCCATGTTTCAATGGCTGAAATGGCTTTTTCCGGTGAAGGAATGCTTTGATATTCGGCAATCGGGGTGTATCGTTTCGGAAAAAAAGAAGAGAACGAAATTTCTTTCGCTCCCGGTTCTTCAATAAACGTCACCTCTCCAAGACCCGTGACTTTCACGGAATCATTCTGCACGCTGTTTGCGATATCAATCGCTTCAGGGAGAACGGGAAGCCGGAGCTTGTCCTTCCCCTGTGACAGCCAAAATTCGTAAACAGATTTAGTCAAAAGCAACGGCCCCCCTTGCTCCGGTATAAATGTCTTTTTGCAGTTCATCAATCAGCGCCTGTTTGATTTTGGCGGCGAGGCTGTCGGCGTCCTGTCCGTTATGGAAATGCTGATCGCCGCTGAATTCGATTTTAATTTCTTTTGTTCCCGTTTTTTGAACGGTTTGTCCGCCGCCTTTAACAGCTGCGGATACCGTGCCGGCTGAAAGTGCCGCCGGTTCCGTCTGGGACGGATCGGACACTTCCATGCCGAGCGCTTGAGCCGCTTTTTGAAGCAGATAACGGCCGCGGATGCCCCGTTCTTCAGGGATGATCCACTCCCGTTTGTTCCCTTCGCCGACACGGGCGATCTGTTCCTTCGTAATCAGACCCCCGTTGGCATAACCGACGTATGGGCCGCCGCGCGCCATACTCTTAATCCCCGGCACATTGTTGATCGAGCCGTATCTGCTTTTAATATAGCCGATAGCGGCAGCGGCGTTGTGGATTGGGTTTCTGATATCATTCATTCCCGGCGCTTTGTGCGATTCAAAGGTGCTCGGAATTGTCTGCATTAAGCCCTGTGACGGGTGTCCGGCTTTGGCATTGCTGTCCCATAAGTTAATGGAATTAGGGTTGCCGCCTGATTCATTCTGTGCGATCGTCATTAATCCGGGAAGCCAGCTGATCGGAGTATTGGTCGCTTTCATTGCGGCTAATAGCCACTCTTTGACGCTTCCTCCCGCTGCACCCATGCCGGAAAAGGCCGCTGCAAGCGAGCCTGCCTGTTTTTCGGCGTATTTTTTCACGTCAACTGAGCTGAGCCCTTTGACGACGCCGACTGAAGCAAAGCGTCCGAGACTCATCATGACACGGGAAGGAGAGTGAATATCAAGCTCTTCCCTGAATGCGTCCTCGACTTTTTTGGCCAAATCTTTGGCCGCCTGTTTGACTTCGCTTCCCTTCGCAGTCATCCCTGATACGAAGTGTCCGATCAGGCCTGACCCCCAGCCGTTGGCGGAATCTCTTGATTGCACAAACGGTTTATTGATGTGTGTGCTCACGTATTGCGCGGTTCCCGTATCTTTTGCATTCTGTCCGGCCGAAAATCCTTTAACTGTGGCGGTTCCCCACGAGGACGATTGATTGACCGCCGATTGATAAGGTGTTTTCACCTTTGTTTTTAAAAACGAATCGGTGCCCGTCTGTGACGTATTCTGACCTTTCACATAACCCGCAACGACTTGCTTTCCGTAATCGGGCGAAGACGAAATGAGGGCGTTAAACGGCGTACCGATGTTTTTCTCTTTCCAGCCGTCCATATCCACCGCTTTATTGCTGATCCCGCTGTCAAAGCCTTCTGTAAACTGTTTGCCGAGTGATGAAGCCGTCCCGGCAAATCCGGAAGCATCCACAGACGCAGCGGCCGATACAGACGCCGAAGAAGAAACACCGCCCGCTCCCGCCGGTGCAGCGGAAGACTGAGCCGAAGCCGCTCCCATATCGTCGACGACACGCATACCAAGCTTAGACGCAGCTTGTGAAAGCAGCATTTTCCCGCGCCCGCGGTTGTTGTCAACGGGAATAACAAATTCTTTACCGGCTTCACCGATCCACGAAATGGTCGGCTTTGTAATGTAGCCGCCTGTGGCGTTTTTGTCCGGTTTTTTCTTTTTATCTCCGCCGCCTGTGACGAAGTCCATTACGCCTGAAATCAATTTGCCGCCGGTTTTATCCCAAATCTTTTTCACCCAGTCGAATGCTGCAGAAAAAGCATCTGATATGGCTGTTCCCACTTTTACAAGAGGTTCTTTTATATTTTTCTCAAACCAGCCGCTTAACCCTTTCCATATATCCTTTACCGTATCTAAAGCAGTCGTGAAAGCGTTTGATATTCCTTTTCCGACTTTTTCCACCATGTTTTTCACCGGGTTCCAGACAGTATCCATGAACCAGCCGGATACCGTACTGAAAACAGATTTAATTTTATCCCAAGCTCCTGTGATTTTACTCCAAATGGACGTCGCTACTCCGACTACAGCCGATTTTACGGGCTCCCAGACAGTGCTCATAAACCAGCTGGAAACTGTGCTGAAGACACCTTGAATCGTCGTCCACGCATTCACGATATTTGACCAGATGCTTGTCGCCACTCCGACTACAGCCGTTGAAACCGGCGTCCATACATTTTCCATAAACCAGGATGACACCGTGCCGAAAATCCCTTGAATCGTCGTCCATGCATTCACGATATTTGACCAGATGCTTGTCGCCACTCCGACTACAGCCGTTGAAACCGGCGTCCATACATTTTCCATAAACCAGGATGAAACGCTTCCCCAAGTATCTTGTATTGTTGTCCAAGCACTTTGTGCCGCTTCGGAAATATCATTCCACGTGTCTTTCAGAGCCCCTGAATCAAAGGCCTCTCCTAAGCTGGAACCGCCTAAACTGCCGGCGATGCCGCCTACCGCGCCGCCAATTAATGTGCCCACTCCGGGAACAACGCTGCCTATTGCCGCGCCGGCCGCTGCCCCGGCAAGACCGCCTCCCGCCGAGCCGACTTTCTCTCCTGCATTATCTTTATTGATGCCGGCCAAATCAGTAAGTGACAACAATTCACCTATGCCTGGAATTCCTTTAGCGGCACCTTTCAACCCTTTCATACCGCCTTTCAGCGCCTTTGAACCTCCCAAGTCTTTCAAAAATGCGCCGATTCCTTTTCCTGCCCCTTTTGTTTTCGGCGTGTTTACAGATGCCTGTTTGCTTTCCTTTACAGAGGAGCCTCTTTTCGAAGATTTATTTCGCCCTTCGACTTTACTGCTTTTGCCCATTGTCACCCCGGTACAGCAGCAGCATCCCCCAAGGGCCCCGCCGGTTTTTTTGGCTGACTTTCCTGAAGATTTTGGCGCTGTTGCCGTGCGCTGTGAACCCTTTGTCAGATCAGGACGCTTCGGGCCGTTGGAGCCGCCGGCAGAAAGGCCGCCCTTACTCTTTTCTTTTTTCGTGCCGCCGCCTAATAATCCGCCGATATTGAGTTTGCCTAATTTTTCGGCGATGCCTGCGAATATTTTTTCTATTAATTCCCCGGCTTTTTCGATGATTTTGTCCGGGCTGAATTTCTCAAATTTCTTTGCAATCTTGCCGACAATTTTATCAACAAATGCCTCAGCTTTTTCGATGATCGCATCAGGACTGAACTTGCCGAACTTTTTATCAATGCCTCCGAACAGTGAGGATGTAAACTGCTCCACTTTTTCCAGAATCTTATCCGGATTGAGAAAATCGAATTTCTCAGAAATTCGGTCGATCGTGTCATTTACAAATTGTTCGGCGCGGTCGATTAGCTTATCAGGACTGAATTTACCGACAACGTCGTCGACTTTCTTCATAAACGAATCAGTAAAATGATCCAGCTCTTTCAATATGGCTTCCGGACTGAATTTGCTGACAACGTTATCTATCTTTTTCATAAATGAATCAGTGAATTTATCCAGTTCTTTCAATATGGCTTCCGGACTGAATTTGCTGACAACGTCATCTATCTTTTTCATAAACGAATCAGCGAATTTATCCAGCTCTGCTAAAATTGTCTCCGGGCTGAATTTACTTGCGATTTCATCCACTTTTCCCATGAATGACGTCGTGAACTTGTCCAGCTCCGCTAAAATCGTTGCCGGGCTGAATTTATTTGCGATTTCGTCCACTTTTCCCATGAATGACGTCGTGAACTTGTCCAGTTCGGTTAAAATTGTCTCCGGGCTGAACTTGCTCGCGATTTCGTCCACTTTTCCCATGAATGACGTCGTGAACTTGTCCAGCTCCGCTAAAATCGTTGCCGGGCTGAATTTATTTGCGATTTCGTCCACTTTTCCCATGAATGACGTCGTGAACTTGTCCAGCTCCGCTAAAATTGTTGCCGGGCTGAACTTGCTTGCGATTTCATCCACTTTTCCCATGAATGACGTCGTGAACTTGTCCAGCTCCGCTAAAATCGTTGCCGGGCTGAATTTGCTTGCGATTTCATCCACTTTTCCCATGAATGACGTCGTGAACTTGTCCAGCTCCGCTAAAATTGTTGCCGGGCTGAATTTGCTTGCGATCTCGTCCACTTTTCCCATGAATGACGTTGTGAACTTGTCCAGCTCTGCTAATATCGTTGCCGGGCTGAATTTGCTCGCGATTTCGTCCACTTTTCCCATGAATGATGTCGTGAACTTGTCCAGTTCGGTTAAAATCGTTTCCGGACTGAATTTGCTTGCGATTTCGTCCACTTTCCCCATGAATGATGTCGTGAACTTGTCCAGCTCGGTTAAAATCGTTGCCGGGCTGAATTTGCTCGCGATTTCGTCTGCCTTTTTCATAAAGTTTGCGGCGAATTTGTCCAGTTCCGCGATAATCGTTTCCGGATAGAACTTGGATGCGATGTCATTGACTTTTTTCATGAAGGTGTCTGCAACGGAATCAAGCATTGAAAAATCGGTTTTCGGCGAAGCAGGAGCAGCGGATGCAGAAGCTTTTCCGAAGTCCGGCATATTCTTTTGCATTGCAGCCAGCTGTGCTGTCACCTTTTCGTTTAACGATAATTGAATGACATTGTTTTTTCCCGTCAGCGAATCAATGCCCGCTGAAATTCGGCCGACTGTTTTCATGACATGATCTATGACGCGTATAGTGACGGAGTACCCGTTTTTTAACGCAGATTGCATGTAGCGTTTGATGCGTTCCATGGCAGGAGTCACTTCGTCTGACGCATACAGTGAAACGGTAAATCCTTTGAAACCCGCAGCCAGATTCCGCAATCTCTCAAATGCCGCTGTCGCGCTGTCTTTTGCTCCTATTTTAATGGTTAAAGACGCAGGCAGACCCGCTAATTGGGCTTGCACCTTTTGAATGACGGCACTGGCTCCGTCTTCAGCTGAAATAGAGATCGTTTGTGCGCCCAGCTTTCTTTTCATAGAGCGCTGAATGCGGTCAATTGTTCTTAAAACAGATTTACTCTCTTTGCGTATATCAATTTCACTTTGGCGTTTTGTCATTTTCCTGTATTTCTCAAGCGCTCTGAAGCCATTTTGGATTTTCCTTATTTTCTTTGAAACCCGATCTTCCAATTCAAAACGGGCGGTCAGCTTTGCCATGATGTCGCTCCCCCTTTCTTCGCTTGTTTTTCAAGAATGTCCAGCTTGTAACCGATTAAACCGTACAGCAGCGCCTTAAAATGCCTCGGTGCTTCATATAACTCTTTCAGTTCTGATGGAGAATAATGAAGCTCGTGCATCGCGTAATAAAGATACACGGCTTCCTTATTCCCATCTTTTATCAGTTTTTTGCTTCTTGCTCCAGATCTTCTAATTCATCTTCAAAACCATTGATCTCAATCGCTTTATTCAGCCAATTTGCATATTCGCCGCCGACGGAAAGAACGCGTTTTGCGACTTCGACCGGATCTGCCGTTTTGTAGGCATCACGGAGCTCCTTAGACCGAAAATCAGGGTAAATCGTAGATTCAACTGCGATCCGCGCATAAAAACGCTGGCTGTCTAAGTCTTTTACGCGGCCTCTGCCTTTTACATTTTTATAAGTCGTGCTTTCCTTTTCCAGTTCATCAATGCGTTCCGTCGTAATGGCTTTAAAAATAAAAGGCACGATGTTTCCTTTTTTATCGACAAAACGCTTTGAAAGCGGAACGCGGATCTCCTCAGCCTCGACTGTTTTACCCGGCATAAAGAATGACAGATCATATACTTGTTCGTTTTTTTCGCTCATGATGAAAACTCCCTTACTCTTTTTTTTATAAAAAACAGGCCTGTACAAGGCCTGTTTCATTCATACTGATTTTGATTAAAACGTTTCAGAAAGCTTTTCCGGCACATCGAAATCTTCAAAGGTAAACGGCACTTCTTCTTCAAGCGCCTCTGAGTCTACGTCCAGTCCGGCGATTTTTGCAGAATCAAAGTTGACGTCATACAGGGTGACGCGTTCTGTTCCGCGCCCTGATGATTTGTCATCAAGAACGGCTTGCAGCGTAAAATACGGGTCGCTGCCTTTTTTCACGTAATCCATCATAAGCACAGCGAATTTGGATGTGACTTTATAGAACGTCGCCGTGCCCGTTCCGTTGGCGCCAGTCGTTTTATGCCCCGTCATGCGGCGTCCCATGATGTTTACTTCTGATTTATTTTTTTCTACGTTTGCTTCAAAGGTTTTAATATGCGCCATCTCTTCTCCATCGAGAAATAAACGGCCTTCTTTTCCTGAAATTGTGTTTTGCGCTTTTAATGCCATCTTAGTTTACCTCCACATTAAAGTAGAATTTTTCTGCTGCATCCACAGGCTGCACGGCGAGATCAATTAAAAAGCCGTCGCGGTCTTCATTAAGGCCGATTGTAATGTCTTTATCTGAATCAAAGTTAGCGATGCCGCCCGCATCCTGAAGCGTTGTCAAATATTGAATAATCATCGTTTTGACGAATTGAAGGCCGTCGTTTGTCGCAGGAAGATCGCTTCCGGTGCCTTTTTTCGATTTAATTAAGGCTTTCAGTTCACGTGTCAAATCGTTATTCACCGCATCAAGCACACGGACGATTTTATTTTTCGCGAACTTTTTGTTTTTCTCTGCCGTAAATGTCACCAATGAGTTGATATCTTTTTCAACGCTGACTGACTTATCACGGGCGTCATAAGAGAAAAGGAATTCACCTTTGGAAAGGCGTTCGATCACTTCATCATGAGTCAGACGATGCAGCACATCGACCGCGCCTTCGTATTCAACGAAAGTTAAGGATTGGTTAAATGCAGCGCCGGCACTTGCGCCTGCCACCCACGCGGTCGCATCTTCAGCTTTAATTTCGGTTCCGTCTTCAAGCAGGACGCCCTCAGTCACATTGATGATACCTTCGTAATCTCCGTTGTAATGGGCAGTCACCCCTTGCACTTTCTGTCCCTGCGCATCGCGAAGGCGTTTAATGAATGCGGCAAATGTCGCTTTCAGCTGATCGTTATCCGCGACAGGAAGAGCGATGACATCGAAATTCTCCGTTTCAGCCGCAGCTAAAAAATCCGTATAGTCTGAGTTGACCGGCGCTTTATCAGTTCCTCCCGCAAGACGGATGCCTGCCTGCGGATTTAACGTTTCTCCGGACTCCTCGTCAGTGCCTGTCAGCGGGATGGAAGCCGACAGCTCGCCCGTTCCCGTGAATGTGACATAGCCGTTTGCTTTTAATTCTTCGGCTTTTTTCACCGTTTGTTTGTCAACTTCCGCTTCATCCATGTATGTGGTCACATCGAAAGCAGTCTGGTCAAGGACGTTCTCACTGATGCGGATGATGATGTCATTTCCTTTTGAACCGCCGTACAAAGCGGTTGCTTTTACACCTTGCGAAAGATCGGCGCTCGCTCTGATTCCCTCTGTCAGACGGTACATCAAAACGGTTTTTGCTTTCTTTTTCGCCTCGCGCAGCAGAATCAGTGACGGATCTTCAATACTGAGCCCTACTTTTTTATTCAAATCTTCAATGCTTGAAATAGAGACGAATGTTTTCGCTTCCCCCCAGTTAGATGCGACGGGAAGGGCGACAATCCCCCGTTCACCGATTGTGACCCGCTCTTGGGCAGTTGTCTTAAAGTTAAAATAGATCCCGGCACGTTCTTTTTCTTTTCCTTGCGTAAATGTTCCGCCGTTCATTATTGCATGACCTCCTTGGTTAAAAATGCTTGAATGTAAGTCTGGGCTTGCGCTTTTGTCATTTGTTTCTGCTTCACGCCGAATAAAGCCCCCTGGAGAATCTCAGGTTTTACGCCGAAAAGCTCCTTTGCGTGCTTTGTTAAATCCGCCGTGTCAAAAAGAACGGCTCTTTCTGCCGTTGCGGCGTTTTTCTTTTTATGTTCTTTCACTTTTGTTTCACCCCGCTGTTAATGTCCACATCCCGCAGTGCGGGAGATGTTTGTTTCTGATAGTAGTAGCGGCTCGTCCAGCGGATGGTGATCACTGCCTCGCCTTTGTCTCCGACTCTTGTTTCGATACGGCTGATGCGGACGAAATCACCCGTATCCTCTCCTGATTCCGTAAGCAGCGGAATGATCTGTCTTGATTCTCTCACCGCATCAGCGATCCGGTCGGCTGCAGAGAGCGCCTGCACCGAGTCAGCATGAAACAGCTTCACATTCAGACTGTATGTCTTCTTAAAGGTGGAAACTGTGTCATTCTCGTCAAAAACATACGGGGGCGGGATGTAAAGGGACGGCACCTGAAATTGTTCAGGCAGTTCATTTTCATATACGGGCACGCCGCACTGCTGATACAAAAAAGCGGCGATTGAACCGGTCTCGCGATTCATCCGTTATCTCCCCCTAACGTGCTGAGCCACTGATTGAAGCGCTTGTCCAGCGAACCGGCAAAGATTGTTTCATACATAAGAAGGGCTTTGTCCCAAAACCCATTCCCGCTGATCCACTGTTTTTTAAGGGCCATTCCGGTTGAAGCTGACGGATCATAGATGAACCGGGAGCCTTGAAAATACCCGGGCACCCATCTGACATTTTCATCTGAGACGGTCCAATGTCCGTCATTTATGAATGAGGCATACTCTACATTGGTGCCGATTTCAAGGGTCAGTCCCCCGTTTTCAATGATCCATACATGATCCTGCGCTCCTTTTCGGAAGGAAGACAGCAGGTTTTCTGTATCAATCCCTCCCGAATGCATAAGCTCCTCCCGTACCAGGTCGAGAAAATCCTCCCCTGATTGTTCCAGCCATCGGCCAGCCTGACGGGCAAATTCTCCGGATGATGCCTTTTGCAGCGACCGATTCCATTTTTCCAGGCTCTTTTTGCTCATAGTCTGTCATCTCTCACAGCGATGGCCTCCCAATGGTGCTGTCTTGCTTTCTTCGGCATTTCCAGAATATACGCCTGTCCTTCCCAAATGATTTTGTCATTCACACGCACTGCAGCCTCTTTTGGAAAATGAACGAGAAACCGCTGATATACTTTATGATCAGGCGCAAGCTGAATAAGCCGCTGCTGTTTTTCAACAAACAGGCACGGCACTTCTTCAGCGTCGGGAACGTCCGGATAAGTAAAAACAGGCTGGAGCTTTTCAGCGGGAATGCCGAAGCGCCCGGCCTTCGGAGCTGACACCGTCTCATGATAAATATCGCATCTGTCAGTGAGCAGCCGTTCATAGCTCATAACGGTCTCACCTTAGCGCTTATAGAAACCGGGGAATAGCCCGGCGCGATATATTCACAGAGCAAATGGTATACCGCCGGTTTTCGGATTCCGCCTTCACCAGACACTGTATAGGAATAGTCGCCTATCTTTTCAGATTGATAGGCGGAAGCGGCGGCTTCATTCTGATTGATCAGCGCAAAATATTGAGAAAGCTTTAATAACGCAAGCTTAACCTTCTCGGGAAGCGGTGAGTAAACAGGATCAGTGAACGAGTGCCCCGCCATTCTGGCCGCTTCCGCTTCCGCCTCCAGAATGTCCTGTATAAGCAGCGGCTCCGGCCTGTTTTTGACTTCATCATAAACTGAATATGAGACAACGTCAGACGGCTGAATTAACATAACTGCCACCCCCGGCTTATTCTTTAACGTTTACGATTTTGGCGCTTGCATCTTCTTCTTCAAATTTGCTGTCAAGTTTAGCCGTCAGTACGATAATAAATTTGCGGCTGCGGATATCTTTATCTACTTCGATTCTGATATTCCGTGAAAAACCGAGAATGATATTTTTCGGATGAGTCAAAATGATGTCAGACGCATCGTACTGGGAATCACCTTCCCCGACTGAGTACGGCTGCAGGTTGGAAACCCCTTTGACCGGAACGCCGAATGCTGAGGATAAACCGCCCTGCACCGCAAGATCACCCAGGTTGGTCTGACGGTCAGCCACACGGTCTTTCCATTCAATCTCCATGCCTTGAGACGTGTAAAATCTGAATTCCTGAGGCAGGCGTAAATATTTTGCCGGAATGGCTTTTAAACCTTTTTTAAATGTAGCTCTGGACAGTTCTTCCCCGTTTCCGTCGATGACGTGAGACACAGTCTGTTTACGGATTCCGTCAAGCTGTGCCAAATACGGATCAGAAGAAGATGTATCGCCGTTTACGACAAGCTCCTCAATATCGACTGCCGCCCGCTCCGCCAAAATCTGCATGATCGTCTGCTGCAGGCCGTCTTTTTCAATATTATTTTCAAGCGTGTCATAGGTGATATTAATTTCCGCAATGACTTCTTTCGTATTCAGCTGCACCGTACTTGTTGCCGGGACGGTCAGCTGATCGTCAGTTAAGGCTTTTCCTTCCTCAGCGGCACGCAGAATCCGCTGGCCGAAACCGATTTTTTCAAATTTCTGCGAGTCATTTTCCATTTGAATCACACGCGATTCGCTGAAAATAGTCGGCGTGTTCTGCACCATGCGGATAAATGCTGAAGCTTGTGCGGGGTTCATTAAACCGCCGCTTTTTAAAGCGGAAAGTGACATTTCCGCCTTTCTGATGATATCTTGATTTCTCACTCTACAGTTCCTCCTTCTGACTGGGCTTAAAGCAGTCCGCTCCAAATGGATTTTTTAACAGGCTCTTGGCCGCCCGTCTCTTCTTCCGGCTGCTTTGATGCGCCTCTTACTTTTTCAAGCGCTTCAATGCGTTTAATAATCGGCGCCAGCATGTCCTCAACAAGCGTTTTCAGCTTTTCTTCATCAGACGGCGCAGCCGCCCCGTCTTTGTCTTCCGTGTTTTGGTCCAAGCTGTCAAGCCGCTTTAAAAGCGGGTGCAGCGCGTGTTCAATCGATTCTCTTACGTCTTCTTTTCTCATCTTGTTCAAGTCCTCTCCCTTGCGGTTTCTTGATTTGCGGTCACGGTCGAGAAATTGCTTGACCGCGCCGAATAAGCCGGCTTGCTTTTCTGCCGGCTCTTCGTAAACGTCAGCGGTTCCCGCCATGCTGTAGCCCGTAATGATACCGGCTTTAATCTGATCCCATACTTCATCCGAAGCTTTGGTGACAAGCACCCAAGATCCTTTCCGGATCACAGCATTCCCGATTTCAAAGTCATCCGGGGCGACGTACGACTCCACCACCTCGCCGGTCCCGCCTTCAAAATTATGATTTGTATCGATGTTGCGGGCGTCCGCCAAAAAACCGTGAGCGGCCTTTTCAATCTCTTCAGCCGTCATATAATCGCCATGGGCATCCGGGACATCCGGCTCGTAAACGATGCCGTAAACAAGCTTCTGCTCATCCGATTCGCTTTTTGTAAACACCTGCACCTTTTTTTCAAATGACGGAAGGCCTCCGGCTGCTTTTGTGAAAAAAAATTCCGTTTGGTTCGCCGCCTTATCGACATAGCTCACAAAACTGATGACGGCATTTCTCAATTCTCTCGGCACGAGATGTTTTCACCCCCTTTCAGGATTGCTCCTTTTTCCCTTTCAGCACCGGCCGGCTGTAGTACTCTTCAGGCCATTCCTCAAGCGTCTTGCCGAGCACTCTTCCGGCCAGATCACGGAGGTCATTAGGAGAGACCGCGCCGGCGGAAATAAATGGCGTAAGCACCTTCGCAATTTCAAGCGGATCGCGAAAATCAGGCCCCTTTAATGTGAGCTGTACATCGTGGAGACCCAGTTCAGGCAAAAATAACGTGTTGAGCTTATTAATCAGCGTTTTCCGCTCCGGCTGAAACACCTGCTCCTCCGTGATTTTGCGTGCCGTATCGGCTGTGGCTTTGTTGTATTCCTGCGCCTCGCCCGTATAAAGCGGCGGGAGACGAAACGCGGAGCGGAGTTTATTTCTGCTTTTGTCGTCATATTCAAGAAACAGCGCATCCTCCTGCAGAATTTCCGCAAGTGATTTAATTTCCACAGACACAGGCGTAATGTCTTCGCCTCCGTGAAGGTCTTTTTCCTTCGCAATGCCTTCCGCCTCAATCAGCAAAAATTTGTGGGCGTTTTCCACCCCTTCAAGGTCATTCATATAATCGTGTAGCTCTTTGTACGATGCTTCAGACAGCATGCCGTTTTCAACCGTAATGGCAGCCGGTACGTGGCGGCCCTGTTTGAAATACATAAAATTCAGTTCTTCCGCTTTCCGGGCGCCGTACAAGTTGACGATATTGCCGACCCAGCGCGGAATACCGTACGTGCCGCTTCCGATTTTCAAGTGAACGGCTTCATTTGCCCTGTACTTTTCAGGCAGGGTTTTTACGTATTCGCCGGTTCTCATGTCCATCATGCGGGGATCGCCGTATTCTTTGAAAAACACTTTCCGTCCGTTCAGCATCTGAACATATTTACGGAACCGTTTTTGCCTTTTAATCGTTTTGGATGCGCCGTTTTCTTCATAGGAAAACGCGACCTCAACAGGATCAGTCACACCGCATACCCGCATATGCTTTACATCCAGATATTCAATCCCCGCCGGTTTTCCCAGCCCGTCCCGGAGCACCTCGAGAAAACCGTTGCCTGTTTTTTCACGGTCTTCTATCGCATATCCGAGGATCGTCTCAGCCGATTCATCAAAATGAAGACATTTGTAAAAGCTCTCCAGCTTCATCCAGTTTTTTTCGGCCCGCTCCTTTTTGCCCGGAGAGCAATCTGAACTATTTACGTCAAAGGTATATTCCACATCGAATCCAAAACCCGTAATATTAACCCGGTATGCGTCAATGCACTGCTGAAGAATGGTCGAGTATTCGGCGATCGTTTTCAGCTCGATCAGATTATAGGGCGGTGAAATGATATCTTCTCCGTACAGATCGGCAAATTGATCTTCGTGCATCTGCCTTGCCTGCGGCGCGGCTATTTTTGATTTAATGACGGTGGCTCTAACGTTTTGATTGTTGGGCAACGTTTACCTCCTCCTTTCCCGATTCGGACGCATCCGTTTTTGCGATGACTCTTTCAGATCCGCCGCGTCATAATCATCCAGCGCGTACCAAATGGCTGAAAGTGTGTGGGGATCAATTGAAAACTCATCTTCCGACAGAGCGCCGTTTTTGTTTTTCGCATATGTTAAGTTCTGCAATTCGCGGATCGTATTTTCACAGCTGTCTGAGCAATAGATGTGTCTGAACCGTTTCAGCTTTTTCGTATACTGGAGCCTTGAGCCGGGAAATTTTTTGGCCGCGACCATGCAAAAGCCCTGCCTGCGGAAATATTGGATGCTTTTCGGCTCGGCCGAATCCGCTTTGATCAGCTCTTTTTGATCCGCCAATTCCTGAAGCTCTTCAGCTGTCTGGTCATCGGTCATTTTGTTTTTGTAATACTCCCAGAAAATATAAAGCTCTTTTTGATCGGGATCGACGGCAAGCCGGATGACCGCATTGTATGACTCTTCAAAACCGAAATCCATGCCCGTCCGAAACAGAGGGCGCCTGATGGCGGCAATCCGCTCAGTTACTTCGTTGTGCTCCAGGACCTGAAATTGCGGAAATACACGGATGCCGTTCACGCCGAACTGTCCTTTGCGGGCGATCCGGTACAAATCGGGATCGTATTGCCGTAAGCTGTCCAGCTGCTTAATATAGCTTTTCGGCAAAAACAGATTGTCGCACGCAGTGGAATGATGGTAATACGTATCTCCCTTAACGACGGTGCCTTTTTCATACAGCATCTGATCATCCAAAACGAACCGTTTTTTTTGCTCATCACGAAAAAAATGCCGGTACGTCCAATTGGAAGTGCCGACGGGATTTGTGGTGCATATCATATGAAGCGAAAGCTCGGGATGGCGCAGACGGCCGATCAGCTCCTTAAAGCCTTCATATTTCACTTCTGAGCATTCTTCAATCCAAATCAGAGAAATATGATGAATGGATTTCAATTTGGCCGGGTTGTCCATCCCCTTAAACATAATCCGGCTTCCGTTTGAAAATCTCAGCTGCATCGGTGAAGATACGGCCTTTACGGCATGTCCCAGCTCAAGCTCCTCGATAATGTCCTCAAACAAGGCAAAGGTAGAATCTCTGTGCGTATCGAAAACTTCCCGCACCACAAGCGCCGTCCGCTTTTCACGAAGCAGCTTCAAGATGATTTTCAGCGCGGTATGATAGCTTTTTGACGACCCATAGCCTCCGACGAGAAATTGGTATGTTTCATTCCAATTGAACAAATAATCTTCAAAGCGCGGGTTGACCGCTTTTTCAATCATGGCCGTTCCTCTTTCCGCGTAATGACAATGTCAATCGGCTTTTGGCTGTCTTCTGATTTTTCCAGCTTCTGCTGCGCCAGCTTTAATTTTTCATTTTCAATTTTTTGTTTAAATTGATCGGGGAAAAGGTCAAAGTACAAAGACAGCTTTTCAAGAGCCTTCATTTTGTCGGCAAGTTTGATTGCAATGCCTTCTTTCCCGAGTTTTGCCTCCGTGACGATCGTTCCGTCCAGCAGATTCGAATCTTTAACATCAACGTAGCTGATCTCCTGCATAATCGGATTATCATTTTCGTCAAAGAGCGGCCCTGATTTTCCGAAGGCCTGAACCTCTTTTTTTCCGAAGGTTACATAATCGGTAATGTCGGCAAAAGCGATTTTCACATAGACTTGAAGAACGTCCATCGCTTCGACAAACACTTTATTGACCATTTCCTTTTTCATGCGGCTGATTTCTTTGGCGACTTTTTCGTTTTTTAACAGCCTGCTTCCCGTGACATGCGCGCTTTCCGGTGAATACCCGGCTTTTATCGCAGATTGGGTGGCGTTAAAGCTTTTCACATAATAAAGACAAAACAGCCGCTGCCGTTCGTTTAACTCATCACTTTCGGCCGGGGCGATTTTCCCGCCGCTTTCCGCGTTCTTATCGAGCGCCTCGTCCCAGCGCCCTTCTTTTTTCCATCTGCCGATCGTTCTTGCGGACACGCCTGATTTGCCGGCAAGGGCGCGGTTTGTGATGCGGCCTTTATGAGACTGATAGATTGTAAATGCCTGTTCTCTTTTTGCGTTTTTCATGCTACGGCATCACCGCCACCTCCGACATGGATGTCTATAATAAAAAGCGGCTTCTTTCGGGCCGCTTTTTGTAATCGTCTGTTCACTTCTAAGTGGCAAACGTATGACAACATTTTAAGCAGGCGACTGATTTCTTTGTTCCTGCTGTTTTTGAATTTTTAGAAGCGCCCGTTTGACCGTCGTCTGTACGGTTGATTTTTTTACATTCAGCAATGCGGCGATCCGTTCATATGAAAAGCATTCCGCTTTGTGGAGCAGCAGTATTTCTTTTTCTCTTTCCGTTAAAACGGCTAATGCTTCCCGCAGTCTGATTCTGTCTTCTTCAGTCACATTCCCGGAAGGTTCGAACATCAGCGCCTGTGAATAGGTATCTATGATGCTCGGATCTTTAATCAGCATCCTCTGATAAGCGTCTCTGCGGTCTATTGCTCTTCTTATGCCGGGCTGCCGGCCTTTTTCAAGCCATTCGGTGATATATTCCAAATCTGTAATGATCGTTCTGATGATTTTTTTATCTTTCAGTTCTTCTGAAGTCAGCGCCGCTTCATCGGCTTCCCCCAGCTGCTTGTACCATTTTTTCGTCTCTTTCAGCGTGCGTTTATATTCAAATAGTAAGTCTTCCATCATAGATCCTCCTCTTTTTCGGACAAAAAAAGGACACCAACCAATGCGCAGCATATGCGCGATTGATCAGTGTCCGCAGGCTTTCCGTCTTGGACGTATTTTGTTTTCTCGATTAATTCAATTTAAAGCCGATTTCATATTCGACACGGGCCAGGTCGCCTTTTCTCGTTTCGACAAGCGTTTTGCCGTGCTCCGGCGCCTCGGCGAGCCAGGCTTCATTCTTCAGCCCGTCTACAATAATCACCCGCACCTTGCCTTCTTCCAGCTGGCTTTTTAATGTTGTATGTTCAATGTCTGACAGTTTTTTAGGATTCATGTTTTACGTCCTCCGTCTTTTTCAGGATATTCACTTCATGTATGAGGCTTTCGAGCTCATTTATGAACGCTTCTTTTTCTTCAGCACTTTCTCCCCGGAGCAGGCGGAGAGCCGTTTCGGCCGCCTCAAAAAGTTCCGGGGCTTTCGCCATCATTGCCGCGTTGATCCGCTGTGAGTATGAACTTAAGTTGAAAACGGCCGCGATAAGCCTTCCGTTTGAATAAGGAAATTTCTCTTTTTCCGCTTCGCTGTAAGCAGAATAAATGTAAATGGGTTTTTCTTCTCCGCTGTGTACGGCCCGCCATGGAGCGGGGCTGTTGTTTACTTGCAATGTTTATCCTCACTTTCCATCAGCCTCATGCCATGCTTCAATTTGCTTTTCGATCCGTTTCGCCCTGAACAGCAGGCAAAAAAGCCATTTGATATATTTATACACGTGCATCAAGCCTCGCTTTTGCGTCTTGAACCATTCGCTCAAGACGTTTAATGACCGGCGTTAAATCAGTTCCTGTTTTGCAGTTCGGGCAAGGGTGAAAGACAGCGCCGAAACTTGTTTCCGTCACAACGACCCTCTTTGGCCCGCACAGTTTACACATTATCTCGCCCCCTCTAATCTGTGGTTGACTTCGTATGGGTTTCCATTAATGATGACTAAATAATCGCTGCACATCTCATATATTCTTGTGCCCAATGCTTCATCAACCTGCACCAGCTCGTCACACGCCAGCTCACTCGAGATAAGAAGCGGTTTATGATTTAAATAGCGGTAATTCACGACGGCGTACATTTGTTCAATCTGCCAATCGGTCGCCCGAGGTTTTCCGTGCAGCGGTTTGAACAGGTCGTCAATAAAAAGCACATCCGCCCGTTTCATACGGGTCAGTTTTGTATCGAGCAGATCAAAATCATTTTTTAAATCTGTAAATCCCTCCACAAAAGGAAAATACAGCACCGGTGTCTGCTTCTGTCTCATGACATGATTGCTGAGAGCAGTCAGAAGGTGGGTTTTCCCCGATCCCGGACGCCCTAATAAGGCAATGCTGTTTTTCCGGCAGTTTTTAATCTTGTCGAAGTTGTCAGCAAATTCAAGGGCGCATTCATATGCGTCAACGATCGCCTGAGGCTTGCCCTGCGTAATAAATCCTTTGAAATCCAGCTTCCGAAAAGCGCCTGTAATCTCACTTGCGCTGAGGATGCGCTCTGCTTTTCGTTCTGCGGCGCAGCGGCACTTAACCCACACATCCATGCCGAGCTGTTTTTCGAGATAACCGCCCTGATCTTTACAGAGCGGACAGTCAAAGCGGCTTTCGTCTGATTCTTCCGGTCTGTCCGCCAGTAATGGACGTTTTCCGTTTTTCAGGTCGGCCAGTATCTGCTCGATCGTTCGTTTTGTCATGTATCGTATTCCTCTCTTTTTTTGTTGTGATTGTCCTTCCCGCAATTCGTGCATTCAAGCGGTCTTCCATAAACTTAGCGCAATAGCTGAAAGCCTTGATCGTTTCAGCTGAAGAGGTGCGCCGCTGTTCAAAAGCGGTAAAGCATTCGCCGAGCCATTTGATTGCTTCTTGTGCTGACGCGCCGAGGGAAACAATACGGGCGATGGCCTGATAATCTCTTGGCGACGGGTAAACACTCCGCCCCTCCTGTGCAGACCTTAATCTGATAAAATGGGCGGCAATGTCGTTAATCGCTTCTTCAGCAGTATGATTTTTTGTTATATCTATTTCTCTCCGGACATTTTTGTCCCGGTGATCTGCCGATATTGTCCGGTCAGTTGCTTCCGGGCGGGTCAATGTCCCTTTTTGCGAAAATCTTTTCGAGTGTTTTACGGACATGATAAGTCCGTAAGGCGCGCGGACGGTTTTGATATACTCATGCTGTTCCAAGCTCTCGAGCCACCGCCTGACGGTTTTTTCACTGACTGCGAATATATCGGCCATTTCTCTGGCTTTTATTGGCTTATGTCCGAGGACGAGCCCCCACTTGACGCCGTCTTTTACGTGTTCCTTTGTCGTTGAACTGATGAGCCATAAAAACAGCCATAAAGCGGAACCTATTTTGTCATAATGTTCAGAATTCAATAATCCGGAATAGATAAAAAACGGGTAGCTTTTACGATTCATAACGGACATCTCCGTTTTTCTTCAAACTTATATAGTGTTCATACTGCAATCGGTTATCAAATCGGAACACCGGAAGTCCGCAAGCGGTAAAAGATATCGACCCGCCTGCTTTTCCTAAACTTCTTTGGTCAGCCGGATTGCTGCTGAAACGGATGATAATCGGATGCATCTCTCACCCTCCTGATCAATTTCTTATCACTTTTCGATACATTTTGTATCCCTGTGATGTTGATTATAAACGATACTTTTCGTATCATCAAGACCTTTTTGATACTTTTTTTATCATCTCTTTATTTTGATACATTTTGTATCTATAATGATAAGTAACTTAGGGTGTTGAAAAAAGAGAGGTCGTTCGGATGATAGGCGGAAGATTGAAAAGTCTCAGAGGAAAAAAAACGCAGGAAGAAGTCGCAAATCATATCGGTGTCTCGCGCGCCAGATATTCTCATTATGAAAACGGCCGATCTGAACCCGATTATGAAACGCTGCAAAAGCTTGCGGATTATTTCAAAGTGTCGACGGATTATTTGTTAACCGGAAAAGAACCTTCAGATGAAGACATGTTTGCCGATCCCGACCTGCAGATCGCATATCGGGACATGCAGGACTTTTCACCGGAAAGCAAACAGCAGGCCATTGAATTCATTAATTATTTAAAAGAAAAAGAGAAAAACCGCAAGCCGAAACATAAATAATTCGCTCTTTTCTTTAAAATGCTTAACGTTCAGCCGATATAATATCTGAATGTTTATTTTTGAAAGAAAAGGGAATTGATTCAAAGTCCGATCAGGGCTTTTCTTTCTCGCTTAAAAAAGAACATATGTTCGAAAGGGTGTATTCAATTGGGCGATTTTTTAACACATCTTGAGGAATACGTCAAAAACTTATATTGCCGCATGGGAATGACCGCCCCCCTCCATATTGATATGCAAACGATTGCCAAGGAGCTTGACATTTGGATTCATTTTGAAGATACGCACAGCATGATGCTGAAGCGGGACGGCATGTACAGCATCGTCCTGAACCAAAGAAAGTCACCCGAGGAACAATGGGAGGATTTTGCACACGAACTGTGCCATGTGCTGAAGCATACCGGGAACCACTTTTACATGAACAAGCTGTTCAGGGAACTGCAGGAATTCCAGGCCAACCATTTTATGTACCACTTCTGTGTACCGACCTTTATGCTGTTAAACATGGAGCTTCCCCAGCGGAGGAACCACGCCGTCATTTTAATCGCAGCCGCTTTCCGGGTGACGGCGTCATTTGCGGAAAAAAGGCTTGAGCTGTTTGAACGGCGTAAAGCAGGTATTCAATTTCAGAAGCGGCTCACTTGTCTGCTATCCGACAAGCGGCCGAATGTGTATTACGAAGGCAGGCAGACACACTTGCATGCCGCTGAAGAACAATCGCCGTATTTTATTGAAAATTAGCGATTCTCTGCCGGCTTAAAACGCAGCCGGCAGAATGTCATCATGTTGACATCGGAGGAAAGGTTCTTGCATCATGAAGCTGTTCTCACCGTGCTGCCAGCCAAGCACTTCTTGCTCCCCACAGACCCTGTGAACCCTGTTCATTTATCATAAAAACCGAGTTTGACGGCATCTACATACCGAAAAAACAGATCCGTTGGCGTGTATTCTTCTCCCCGGCAGCCAAAATTGCTGAACAGCGCATTTCTCTGTGCCGTGCTTACTTCCAATTGCAGCCCCATTTTCCTTTTTGTCCGATTCACAATATTCCCGGGGTTTACACCTGCCAGCCGGTCGTTCATGTCCGTCAGCTCGGCGCTAAAACCCACTTCACGCAGCAGATCACAAATCAGTCTGGCTTTTTCCAGATCCGCGCCCCCGACGAGTGTATTTGCCGTTTCCCGATCATGGTACCCATGAAAAGCCAATGCATAATGATGAGCGGTCACTTTTTCTAAAGCCAGCGGTTCATCAAAGCGTGTGCTTGTCAAGTGGAGGGAGCGGTTGCCGCACTGCTTTGTGCCTTCAAATAAGTAAATTGAGCTTTCGTCAGAAAATGCCCGCACCAGTTCACTGACACCGGGCTCAATTCTGCCGCCGTGGGGTGCGAGGACGATACGTTCACTTCCATCATTTTCTTCATAGATAATTCTGTATTCCGATTCAGCAGCACAAAGAGCTGCGAAGCTGTCATATCGATCTTTCATGTTTAACATGCTCTCCTTTTTCAGTCAGCACCAGTTTACTCTACTCATCTAGGAATGAAAACCTTTTTATCGTATGATTTGAAAGAATACGTATCAGGAGGGATATGTCATGGGGTTTATCAATGGATTGCTGGGTAATGCGTCGACAATATCGACGGCTGAAGCAAAAGAAGAACTGGCCCGTATTCTGCTGGAAGGTGAGAATGTCAACGCCGCGTTTAAACTCGTCCGCGATATCATTGTCTTTACGGATAAGCGTCTTATTCTTGTTGATAAACAGGGACTTACGGGTAAGAAAACAGAGATTCAATCCATTCCGTACAAAAGCATTTCCATATTCAGCGTAGAAACCGCCGGCCGCTTTGACTTAGATTCAGAGCTGAAAATTTGGATTTCCAGCGCGGAAATTCCCGCTGTCTCAAAGCAGTTTAAAAAAGATGAAAGCATTTATGATATTCAAAAGGCTCTTGCCGCAGTTTGTATGTAAAAAAAACGGAAGCCCGGGGAGCTTCCGTTTTATTGATTACAGCTTTTCCTCGATTTTTGCCTTCGTTTTCGGGCCGTAAATTCCGTCTGCCGTTAATCCGCTGACGGATTGAAAACGTTTTACGGCATTTGCCGTTTTCGGGCCGTAAACGCCGTCAGCCCCGTGATGTTTTGCGCCTTTATCAGGATAAAAATAAAGGGCGGATAAAGCGCTTTGCACTTGTTTCACGTTTGTCCCTTTCGTCAGCGGGTTTGTCACTTTAATCACTCCGGACGGGAGCGGATAGGAAGACGCAGCCTGACTTTTCGAGGAAGATCCCGTCTGAGACAGCTTGATCACCTGCCCGACTGTAATGAGATTCGGGTCGGTGATATGGTTTAAACTTTGCAGCGATTTTACACTGACACCGTGTGTTGCGGCAATCTCCGACAAGGTGTCGCCTTTTTTCACATGGTATTCAGATACCGAAGAAGAAACGGCGGCCTTTTTCGCCGGCATACTGCCGTTTAATTTCTTTTCAATTTTCGCCTTCACTTCATCCCAGCGGCCTTCAGACAAAATGCGGTGCGGGCAGTACTTTCCGTTCCAGTCCTGGTGCTTTCTGATTCTGTCAATCCCCCATCCCCGCTCCTTCAGAAGCTGAGCGGCAAACTCAATCGCCAGTTCTTCTGCGGCTCTGTACCGTTCGCCGCCTGACTTGCTGTAACAGATTTCGATAGCAATCGACTTCCGGTTTCCGGTGCCGTTTGTGCCGTCTCCCGAATGCCAGGCATTCCGATCCAGCGGAATGCCCTGAATCACTTCTTTGTCATCGACTGCAAAATGATAACTCGTTGATTCGCTGTTCCCCGTCATATAGCTGATTTCATTGGCGGCGGATGCGTCGTTTGCCGTGTTATGGATGGTAATATACTCCGGCGTCATTGGGTTCGGACATTTTAACGCATATTTATCAGCCGATACGAGCCGTTTTTTCACTTCAATCCCCAC